CAGAGCCGCTTACGCGGCACGAGCGTGGTGAAGTCGGCATCGCTGCCTTCCGCCACGGCTTGGACGTCGGTGTTGCCGACGTCCGGATCGCCGAATGTCGCCAGGATGTCGACGAGCCATTCGTGGGTGATGTTGTTCGCTGGGACCTTCTCGAAGTTCGAGAGGAACAGCGTGTCCATCGGGGAGATGTTGGTGATGATGTCGAGTAGGTCTTCCCGGTTGCCGGTACCTACATCGAACGAGTTCAACACCGAGGTGTTGGCTACGAAAGTCATGTTGTTGTTGGTTTGGGTGAAGGTTCCCGCACCAACCACTGACTACATCCGGTAGCTCAACATGCCCGGCTACTGTCCGAACACCCGATCAGCGAGATTCTTGTTCCAGAGGCGAGTTGCCTGCTTCTGGTCGTACGGGTCAGTGGACCGAGCGAGTTCCGCCGCACGTGCGGCATCATCGCGGATCTGCTGAATCGGGTCTGGCTGGTTGGTCGGGTTGGGGACGTAGCGGGGCGTGGCTGAACCACTTCCCGGCGCTATAGATGGCGGTGGTGCGTGTGCCGACCGATACTCGCCAACAGTCAATTCATCATGAGTAGCTACTGCCCGGAACGCCTGCTCCACCGAAGTGTTTGGGTTCCTCGTCCTAAACTGGTCGATCAGGACGTCGTGCACCATGGGGTCATACGCCCTATAGGTGTCACTCAAGCCTTGCTTCTCAAGCTGGAGATTGCGCGTCTGTAGCGCCTCCAGCTGGGGCGCAATCTGCCGCATGATTCTCTGCTCAGATTGCGCCTGGGCTTGCCGGATCCGTGCGTCGGCCATTACCTGCGCACGGGCTTCCGGATCCAGGCTGTCCAGGTTCTGCTCTAGCACTTGCTCCATCATCGCCTTTTGGGCGGTGAGCTGCGCTCGCAACTCCTCCGCTGTCGTGGCGTGCTGTTGCTGTGCCTGTTGCAGTTGCTGGTATTCCTGGTCCTTCGATCGAAGTTGGGAGACGAGGGACGTAATGCGTTCCTGTGCTCTCTGCGATGTCTGTTCCTGTGGTTGATGCGGCGGTTCAGGCTGTGGCTGTCCCATGGCAGGTGCTGCTTGCGGATGAGGGGCGAACTGGGCTTGCTGTTGTTCGGCCTCCATCTGATTGCGTGCATAGCTCCCCTCTGGTGGAAGCGGTCCTGCAGGATTGCCATCAGCATTCACTGGCACAGGGGTTGGTGGTAGGACCACTCGCTCCCCGGTACGCGCACTGATCTCTCGACCAAGTTGGTCTTTGAGATTCAACGCCGCATTATCGGCCCGCTGATTGAAAGCGGACTGTTGCTGTTGCTGTTGTCCTTCGAATTGGGTCATCTGTTTTTGCGGTGCGCGACTTCCACTGATTCAGCGCGGGGTAGTGCCGGCCCGAGTCGGCTACAGAGCAATGGTAGGTGGACTTTGGGCGCCCACCCAAACCGCTACTTGCCGTATCCATTGACGTTGCCACCGAGCCCGCTGCCCGGAGTCTTCGTCCACTTGTTGTTCATGTCGGTGGCGCTGTGGCCCGATTTGACGCTGCTCTCGCAGGCCGACATGGTCTTGGAGTAACCGCTGGCGCGGTTCAGGACGCAGGCGTTGTCGCCTTCCTTCGCCTTGATGGCGCCGGGTGTTGCGTTGTTGCTCATGATTGAATCCCTTGTGGTTTCACTCTGCCGTCTGGTTTTACGAAGAGCGCGCGCTCCTTCTCCAGGCTCTCGAGACGACCGACGAGGGTCCTGGTGTTATCTTCAGTTTGAGTCATCAGGGACATGATGGCACCGAGTTCACGGCACCTGCCCTGCAGGATGTGTAGCTCTGAGTTAGAGCCGGAGGACAGTTCGAGTTCTTGGCGCCGGTAAATCCGGCAGTCCTGCACAGCCTTGACGAAGTCGTCCCACCCAGCGTTGCCTTTGAGAGCGATAATCCGCTTGGCGAGGTTGATCGTCCCCTTCAGGTTGTTGATGTCCGCATCGAGCTGCATCCGGACAGCCTTCTCACGGTCGGCCGTGATCCAGAAGTTGTCAGATGATTTGAGCTTCTCGGAGATCATTAGGTTGCACCTGGGTTGGGTGCGTTCTGGGTGGACGCAGATAGGGACTCGGATGTCGCGGCGCTGTTGCCTTCACCACGCTCCATCTCGTTGCGACGGACCTTCGGTGACGTAGGTTGCTGATCGGGGGTGCCAGCGCCAGGGATATTCACTGCCGCCCCATCGACGCCCATGCCACCAATCGACTGGGGTGGTTGGATCTGCATCGCAGTCGCGACCTGCTGCATGTCCATGATCTGCTTTTCCTGTTGCTCCTGAGTGATGGCAAGAATCTGTAGGTGCTCCGCAACGTGGGCACGCGCTTTCGCTGCAGAGCCAGGATCGTGCTTGTAGAGGGCCTCGAACCGTTCCCCCTTGATCTCCTCCAAGTGGACAAGAGCATGGCGCAGGTGGTTGTCGTCCGCCTTCACTGGGGGGACGTTCGCGTGATACCATAGCTCTTGCTCCTGCATAGCGCTGAGAAGCTCAGATTCGTCCGGTGCTTGCTTTACGTATTCACCGGCATTGCGGATGTCGAAGCCGAACTCGAGGACGTGAGCGAGCAGTTTTGGCCCGTTGATGGACTGTGGGCCGTAGGTCTGCGCGAAGATCGGGATGCGGTCAAGCAGGTTGACGAGTTGCTGGACCTGAGTCTGCTTGGTCAGGAGCTTGAAGGAGGCGAGCGGCTGCACGACAAAGCGGCCGATCAGCTGCTCTGGACCTATGGTGTAGCGGTCGGTGTAGTTGAGCCCGGCAGAGCCGACTTCACGCACGACCTGCTCGTAGCTGAGGAACTGCTGGTTGTTCCAGGTCATCTGGTTGAGCATCGGCTCAACGATCTGCATCTCGTAGTTGGCGATCATCGGGCTGAGACGTAGCTTGCCCTGGTCGATCTCTGAGGTGTGCTGGGTTGCCGTCTTGCCGCCACCACCGAATGGGTCCTGGGCGCCCATGGAGGGTGAGTTGGTACCGGCGGTTTCACGGATATCTACCGTGAGTTGGTTCTCAGCCTTGAGGGCGGAGTCACTGACTTTCGGGACGTGTATAGGGGCTATAGACTGCCCCACAACAGGGACGCGCAAGCACAGCCCAGGCTGCAAGATCAACTGACCATCTGGAATGTTCGCTTGGTCGCTCACCTCGAACATCGGGTTCGCTTCCAACTGCGTCGCCGCCATCAGGAGTTGCCGCTTGACGTCCTTCTCGCGGGAGAGTCTGGCGATCATCTCGATCGCCCCGATCCCGTAGAACTCGTCTTCCAGGTCGATCGGCTTCCATGCTTGGTAGGGCTTCTTCTTGTGCCAGTAGGGGTTCTCGGTGATGCGGACGACCAGGGCTAGCGAGGATGGTTCGATGACAACCACGTTGCACTGCTTGGTGACGTAGGAGCCGTCGTTCTTCTGGATGACCAGAGGTCCCCACCAGTCGATTACCTCGTAGTGCGGGACGTGCGGGGCGGCAGACGCCTCGCGTGGGTCGAACACGCCGTATGCGTAGCTCTTGCGCTCCTTGAACTCGTCACCGAAGGATGCGTCGTTGGAGCCAGGATGGTCTCGAAGCGCCTCAAGACCAACCCAATGCCCTAGCTCGCCCATCTCCTTGACTTTGTAGTCCGGCCACATGGAGCGGTCGGCAGCCCACTCGGCGTCGTCGATGCTGCTGGCGTTCGGGGAGGTGAGGAAGTCGAAGATGGAGACGTTCTCCATGAAGTTGCCGTCAAAGGTGAACTCCTCGGACTTGACCTCTTCGAGTTCAACCTTGCTGCCGCCGGGGATCGACTTGTCGGGACGGCGGCGGCCGACCCGGTAGGTCATCTCATCGACTTCCTGCTTCCACCACAGCTTCTGGATCTGTGTGCCGTAGATCAGGCCGTCGCGGATGCCACGGGATGCCTTCTGGCCATGCTGCATGACCCGGAGTTGCTGTCGGCATATGGCTTCCTGGCTCTTGGAGTTGTCGTCGTGCTCCATCGCCTGCGCGTAGAGCCGGAACCACTGCTCGCTGCCGAACAGGGTGCGGAAGATCTGGGGTTGGATCGTCTCGACGATCTTGAACGGCTCGGGGGAGTGTAGGGGAAGTCGGCCGTAGCTGAACTCGTTGACGGTCTCGCCGCGATAGAGGCGATAGAGGACGAGCCATTTGTTCCGAAGGAACTCCATGACGTTGAACACGTCTTTGAGCCCTGCGAGCACGGCGTATTTGGCACGCTCGGAGATCTCAGCGTTCCCAGCGAGGTTCTTGTGACCAACCGATTCCTCATAGAGGCGCGCTTGCCTCTCTGGTGTGGAATCTCCTGCGCCAAGCTCAGTGAGAGTGTAGGGAGCGTAGTTGGGCTCCACGCCCTTCCGCTTCTTGTAGGTGCCCATCCCGCGATTGCCACCAGCGGTGCCTGGGTTCTGCGAGATCGTCAGTCCGTCTAGCCCACCTCGATCACCCATTACAGGAGCCACTCCTGGGCTTTCGGTTTGGTTCCAAGTAGCTCATCTAGGCTGATGGTTTGAAGGACGTCCTGAATTGGCCCATCCCATCCAGGGACAAGCATCGCTTTGCCAGTCCACTTTGACTCGAACCAGGTCAACCAGTCAAGTGCCCTGCGAAGATCATACACGGGAGGGCGCTTGGTTATCGGGTTTAGGTCCCCAAAGTCGTAGCGCGATCCATTCCGCAGTGTGAAGGCGTGCAGGAGGATCCTCCCAGCCCCCATCAGGTGGGCGAGCTGCATGGTATAGCCGATCGAGTTGCCTGTGGGGTGGAACGGTTCAGCGAGAGTCTCCGGCATGTATGGCTCCGACACGCCGTTGCGACGCACGCCATCGGGGAACAGGACGGTACCTTTTGGCTTGGCGATCCTGATTAGATACGGCTCGATAAGCCTTGAGCCTACCTGCCTAAGCATTTTGCCGCCGCGCATCGAAAAGACACCGCCGCCGAAGATGCTTTCGTTCATCAAAGTAACCATGGAGTCGGAGCATCTACCGACTGCATGTCGTTCGGACAGATAGACCGCTTTGTCCACGCAGCACCAAAGGCTGGGCTCCAACGTGCGGAGGACCCAGTTTGTTCCGATGCTGATCTCATTTCGGGCGGCGCTAAGTCCTGCGGAGTGAGCCAATCCTGGGGCACTCCCAAAGATGTGTACATCTTTTCCGGCAGCGACCCCTGTAAGCCAACTCGGGTTAGAACCTCGGCCGCGCGGTGGCGATAGGTGTGCCGGGACGAAATCAGCATCGAGCATTTGCGACCTATGGCCTCAGCCTCTTCGGGGTGTTCGAGGTAGTGCATGACCAACTCGAGGTAGTGATCCGGGTCGCTGGCTTGCGGCGCTCCTGGGAACATCCGCGCCAGCTCGCTGCGGTGGTTGTCCGAGACGACCAGGGTGCCGCAGGCGGCCATCTCCAAGAAGCGCGGGTTGATGTGAGCGGCTGGGACGTTGCCGTCATTCCAGAAGCCTGTGCCCCAACCCTGGGATGGTGGCTTGGTGCACAGCGTCAGGCCGGGCGGGACGCCGAAGGACTTGGGGCGAGCAAGGACCCGGCGCTCGAAGCACTCCTTGGTGATCCAAGGGGCTCGGTGGACGTTGAGGCCGACCTTGCAGTTCGCATACCACTTCGGATGCGTGTCGTAGGGGATCCAATCCTTCTTGTTGGCCTTGCTGACCGTCCGCTTCAGGTAGTGGAATACAGCGCCCGGCACGATGCGGTCCACGGGCTCGAAGTATTTCAGTCTGGGGGTGAGGGTCCCGTTGCCGATGAACAGCGCGTTGAGTTCCCGGATCGAGTTGTCTTTCTCATCGAAGTAGGGGCGATGTTGGAAGCTGTCGGTGTGGACGCCGGGTGGGAGGTAGAAGACGTTCGAGCGTCCCTTACGTGACCGCCTGTGGACTTCGACGGTGCAGGGGTCCATCGTGAAGACGTAGTCGAAGTTTGGGCTGTAGGTGGCCGTCTCGCCGGTCTCATAGGGTTCGTCGCAGAGGTATGCGGCTGTCTTGACGCCGCGAGCCTTGAGTCGGTCCTGGAACATCCGGTTCGATGCGGCGCGACCATGGTGCGCGAACACCAAGTCAGGCTCCATGTTGGCGATCATGTCGGCGATCGGCTTCGCTGCCGAGTTGCGCCCCATCGACATTGGCGACGGCATCCCACCCATCGTCAGGCTCTTCCGGAGTTCCGCTATGTCAAGGACCTTGACCTCGCAGCCGATCGCATGGAACCCCCACTGCCACCCGGCGCGGTAGTCGTCACTGAAGAGCAGGCGGGAGTCGTCAGCTATGACTACTAGGGGCTGGCTGCTGCGCTTGCCGCCCAGTCTTCTTCCGTGCTTCGTGGTTATCATGGGGGTGATTCTGGAAACGAATTCCTGGATGGCTCCAAAGCCGCCAACTCGCTGCATCAATGGCGGTCGCCAGGTTGGAGTAGAGGTTGTCCGGGTTGACCATGCGGAGGATCCCTTCGAGTTCCGCCCGGCGTGCCACGATGATGTCACCACCAGGCCACTTGCGAGGCTTGGCTGTGAATGGCGCAAGGTCCTTGGCTGGGCCTTCCTGTTCACCCGTGGTGCAGAGCAGCGAGCCTGCGTCCTTGCTCATCGGCCAGGTGAGACGCTGCACCCAGAGCGGGTCAGTGATCTCACACCACGCAGGGATGATGGCGACCATGGCTTGCGAGCAGTGCTCGAGGCCTCGCATCAGAGTCTCGTAGTAACTGGTGATCTCGGTGTTGTGGATGATCTGCCAGGGAAGGTTCTGAGTCGCGAGGTAGGCCTCCGCTGCCTCGAAGTCCTGATGCTTGCCCTCCTCGAGCGAGAGGATCACCTTG